CTCTCCGCAACTCGACCAGCTCAGAATTCCGCTGCTCGGCGGCTGTCAGGCGCTGTTGCAGGTAGTCTTGCATGTCACGCTTCAAGCCGTAGGCCATGGCGGCACTACCACGACGGTCCAACTCTTCCCGCAGCGCAGCCAGTACACGGTCGTGCTCAACGGCCAGAACAACCTCCTTATCGTCAGGATGCCATCCGGATTGATCAGAAAGCGCGCCATAGAGGGCCCAATACCGCTTCACTTCACTCATCTCAAATCTCCTGCAAATCGATCGATGCCAGCCCGAAGAGGGCGGCGGGGTTATGTGTCGCTGCCATCGTCTTGCGGGGGATCAGGCAGCGGAGCCCAGACAGTGGGGATCCACACCGAAGGCCGGCCGCTTGATTCCTCCCAGCGTTCGACTCGCTCGGCCTCTGTCTTGGCATAGGCGTTGCGAGCATAGGTAAGCTCGCCGACGTAGCCTGGTTTTCCGGCGATGACCCTGATCCGCTGCGCATACTTCGGCGCGTTGGGATCTATCTTCGGAAGCCGGTCGCTGCACTTGATCCAGTCGTTCATGCCACAAACCTCGCATTGATCCCGACCCGCTCCAGAACCTTCGCCTTGTGAATCCCCCGGCAGATCGCCGCCGCGAGAACGATTGACGCGATCGGCCAGCAGGCGGCTGCGTAGAGTAGGGAGGTCATGCCGGGTCAACCTGAGATCGGATGTAAACAAGACAATCGATAATCCAGTCCAGCTCACTTACTGGGAAACAAACTTTGTTCACGCAGTCGAATTGAAGCTCTTCTCTGCTCTTGCTTGCATCGAAAGAAACACCGAACTCAACGCCAGAGTCATCGGAATAGCGCCGCTCAAAAGCAATCTTTGTTGGTATATTTTCCATGGTTCAATCCTCATCACTCGGACCCGCATACGCCTTCTGGCATATCGGGCAATATCCACGGTTTCGTTTCCACTCAGCCGAATAGGCGCTCTTGTGGCAAAAAGTGCAGCGGACCATTACTAAGTCTTCGGGCGGATCCAGCGGTGGGCCGCCCAGATACACCAGGTTACTCGGCTTCATGGCGCCGCCAGCTTTTCCTGCGCCATCTGAATGACAAGGTCCATCGCTTCGCCGCGGGCAAGCTTCTCGTCGATGGCCTGGCAGATGAATGAATTGATCGCGATGTGCTGGTCGAAGGCGGCAGCCATGACCTTGTCACGCTGCTCCGGGCTGGCGTAGCGGACGACGAACTTGGGGGCGGTGCGGGAATCGTAAGCCATGGGTATGAGTCCTGGTGCTGGCCGCGCGGTGGCGGCCACTGGGTTATTGAGGGTTGGTTTCGGCGATGGCCTTCTCGATCCAGACGCCTGTTACTTCGGGGCCCATGTTCGCCGGGATGGCCTTCATGGTTCCGCAGACGATCACCGTCTCCATGGCGCCGAGACGTGCCAGCTCCTTCAGCATGCCGAGCATTTGCGGCCGGCCCTTCAGGTCGAGGACATCGAAGCGGTCGAGGACGATCAGCTTCAGTTCGCTGATCTGGGCAATGGCCAGGGCGATCAGGCAGTCAGCGCGCCACTTGGCCGACTCACTGCACAGCCCATACAGGCGCTCGCCATAGGTGATGTCCATCGCTTCGGTGATCACCACCGGCTTCCACCCGGACATGCGGCAGAGGATGGCCAGCGCGTCGTTCACCGGGGCAAGGGCGCCGCTCAAGATCTCGGCCGGTATCCCGTTTGGCGCCAGTGCTTCGGCGATCAACTGCCAGGCCTTGACGTTCGTGTGGTGCTGGGCGGCCTGCTTCTCAGACTGGGCTGCGCCGTCGATCAGGTTCTTCCGTTCGGTCAGTGCCTCGATCTGCGCGCGGTAGGTGGCCACGTTCTGCCGGAGCTTGTTCAGGGCTTCGTTCGATGCCTCGATCTGCTCGTCAGTAACCGGTTCGACCTCGCTCTGCAGGATGCCCAGTTCGTTGTTGGCGTTTTCGGCTGCGGCAATGGCGCGTTGGTCGTTCGCAAGGGTGCTCTTGTATAGCGTCACCGCTTCTTGAGCCTTGCGCAGCTCCTGCGCGATCTCAGAGGCTTTAACCGGATCTGCCTTGGCGCCGGTGAAAGGCGTCAGGGTTTGGCCGGAAACCACCAAGTCAGCCTGGCAGCAAGGGCATGCCACCGGAACCGATCCGTTCTTGGCCTCGGCCAGATCCTTGGTCAGCTGCTCGACGATGGGCAGCCACTTGTTGAGGTCCTTCTCGGTCGCCTCCTTCTTCGCCGTCGCACGCTTCAAGGTGGCGGCCAGGTCTTCCAGATCCTTGCGCTTCTGATCAATGCCGATGGCGTCGGCCCGGCGCTGCTCGAGGTTGCCGAGGTGGCGGTTCCCGTTGTCGATGTCGGTCAGTGCCTTCTTCAGCTTTTCCTGAGCGGCCTCGATGGCAGCCGGATCAGCGGCCGGCCCGTGCGGGATGTCGACCGTCCAGCCCTCTGCCTGGTTGGCGCCCCAGTTCATGCCGGTCACTGCGCGGAAGGCGCCCTTGGCCTGGGTGGCGTTCTCTGCCGCGACCTTGGCGGCACCAGTGAAGCCTTGGGCCAGCGAAGACTTGATCTCTGCGGCGAGTACCGGGTCTGCGCCGCGCTTGATCAGTGCTGCTTCGGTGGCGTCGGCGCTTACCTTGCAGTTGGTCAGGCTGAAAAGAGTCTTGCGGCGGTCGGCCTGGGGCTGCTGCCCAAACAGCGAGGTATCCAAAACATACGACAGGTACTGCGCACCCTTGATGTTGTCGGAGACCAGGTGCTCACCCTTCGGAAGCTTGAAGTCGCCCAGCGGTTCGCCCGCGCCATCGGTGATGGTGACCCTGCCCTTCGCCGCGCCGTCGTGCAGCAGCTGGCCGAGGTCTTTCTTCAGGTCGACCCGGCGAGGCTTGCCGAGGATGGCCATGCTGATGGCGTCGGCGATCGAGGACTTGCCGGCTTCGTTCGGGCCGGACAGGATCATGATCGGGGTGGAGAACAGGAGATCGGCGCGGGCCAATCCGAGAACATTGCTAATTTGGATCGTCTTTATTTGCATGTCAGGTCCTTTGGGTGATGGTCAGTTAGAAGCCAGCGCGCTTGAAGGCTTCGATGTAATAGGGGTCAGTTTCGTCCTGGCTTCGATACCAGCGAACCCAGCCAGATGGAACGTCACGAATGGCCATACCTTTGTGCTTACTGAAGCCCATTACAGTCGGGACTCTTGCATGGTCGCTTAATGCGCGAACCAGATCCCAAGTCCCAACGGGATAACCTTTGTTTTCAGCCTCAATAAGCAGAAAGCGCAGCAGGATCGAGCAGTTCCGGACATCGTCCAGCGCAGCATGCGCGCCCCGGAGAAGGTCGCGTATCCGAGACTCTTTACCCTGGCGCCGGCCAATCAGGTACAGCATGGCCGACTGCGTGTGACTGTCCTTGTCAGGGAATAGGAAGCGGCTCAAGGCCAGGGTGCAGATCCGTGGAGTCTTCATTGCTCCGGCCATCTCTGCATCAAAATCTATCTTGTGCCCGATTAGTAAAGTCACGCTCTTCGGGATCTTGAATTCCCTAGAGTCGCGGCAGCCGACCAGGTCTTCGCAAAGGATGTGGTGAGTTGCCTGCGCACCGAACTTTATGGGGATCGTAGGGCGGAAGCGTTCGTGGTAGTGCGGGAAAGCCTTGGCGTTCGGGACAGCGTGGAATTCGGCAGGGGTATCGGGAAGCTCGAGCCAGGCAGCCTCGATGATTTGATCTTCTTCGGGATCTGTTCCGCTGGTCTCGGTATCGAAGATTATTGCAGTCATTTGCAGGTCCTTGCAGAAGCGCCGCCGGGTCAGGGCGGCGCTGGGTGGCGGGGTTGGTTAACGGCGAGGCGCGTCACGCATGTCGCCGCCGGTTGGCCGACTGGCCTGGGCGATCGGCTCGCCGATCACTTCGAGACGCTGCTCATCGATGTACTCGACGTTCGGATACTTGCCATCTTCCTTAACTTCAGGGAGCACACCGTACTGAACGCACCCGGTGATGTACTCGATACGGCTGGTGGCGCGGCCAGTGAAGCCGGTGATCTGGTCTTGCACTTTCGCGCCGAGAGCAATCTTTGACATGGTGTCTTTCCTTGTGTGATGGATTGGGTTACGCGGTCGGCTGGATCAAAACCTGACGGCCGCCCATGTCGTCTTCGGTGGAGATCACTTCGTCCAGTTCGAGGCGGTCGATGGCGTCGAGCACGGTCTCTTCTGGCAACGCGTGATCAACCATCAGGACGCCGACCGATACCGACTGGCGCTTGATGACGGTTTCTTTGATCGCCTCATAGAGCTCGTCGGTCAGCGCGACGGGTGTGTCTTCGCCAGTCAGTTCGACCTTCAGATCAGGCTGGTCGTCGAGGTCGCTGCCGGGGATTACGCTTTCGACTGGGTTCTTCCGGATCAGCTGGCGCATGCCGCCGGCGTCCTTCTCGGTCAGCACACCCTCTGCCTGCATAAGCGTGTGGATGTGCTCGGCCTTGGTGCGGTCGCAGTGCAGGTAGTTCTGCAGCCCGGCCACTGTCGGGTTCTGCTGCAGGATGATGAACTCGCGCGCATCGATCAGCATCTTCGGCGCGACCTCGATCACCTTCTCGGGCTTGGCCGCCTTGCCTTTGCTGGCAGGCTTGCCGGCGGCTGGCTTGCCGTCGCCTTCCAGGTCCAGCGGCTTCTGGTCCTTGTCTGCCTGGATGTTGTCCAGGCCGCCGAAGTAGTTCTGGTCCTGCACGATGATCGACACGCTGGCCTTTTCGTTGGCCTTGTCCATCAGCTCATAGCGGCCAGGGTCGTCGTGCTCGATCTTCCCGGTGATCTGAATTTCCTTACCGGTCTTGAAGCCGGTGAGGTTCATCCGGATGGTGTTGCGGCCTTCGCTGGCGATGATCGAGCAAGCGGTCAGGACGGTCGGCTTCAGGGTTTCGGTGACCTTGCCGATCACTGCGTCCATCTGCTGCTCACTAAGGCTTGAGTAGACCTTCGTCTGCGCCTTGAGCACGTCGAGCACAGCCTGCACCAGGTCGTGGAGCATGAACTCCGAGGCCTGTTCCATTGGGCTACGACCTGCTTTCTTTGCTGCTTCCAGTACCGCGCGTTGTGCAAGATTCATAAAGTCCAGTTCCTATTGGTCAACCCGGCAATGCGCCGGAGGGTGGTTTGTTGCAACTGAGTGATGACAAGCCGATCGCCTTCTGTATCCCAGCGATTGCGCATGTCCTTGGTGAATTCGATTTCCCACTCGCCGGAGGCGTAGAGCTCGGCAAGGGTTAGCGTTGCGATGAAGCCGGCGCGCCCGGTGATGGATGCGCCGAGTGGTTCGCCGGCCACCGCCGGTTACTCCATGTTGACTTCGAAGTCCTTTGCCTGATCCTTGTCGGTGATCTCGCCGGTCTTGGTGTTCACCTCCTTGGCCTCGGCCGCCAGCTGATCATGCGGATCCGGCGTGTTCGGCTCGAGGTCGATCACGAAGCCGTTTTCAATCGTTGCGCCGCGACCTTCCTCGGCAGCGTTGCTGACCTGAATGGCGTTGGATACCTCGACCGAGCAAGGCATGTACTTCAGGACCTGCAGGAGCGGGATCTTGCGTGCGTACATCTCCCAGTTGCCATAGCTGTAGTGCTTCTGGCCCTGCTTGTTGTACTTGTCCCGGTGCTTGCGGATCTTGCTGACCCGCCAGAGCTCGATGATCGGCATCGTCGCGCCCTGCACCCAGCCGATGGCGTAGGCGTGGGTGATCTCGTTCGGGTCCTCTAGGTCGGTCTCGTTGTGAATGACCAGGTCCCGCTTGGCGCCATCGGTGAACGTGTACTTCTGGTCACTGAAGATCACGCCGGTGTACACGGTGCCGCGCCCGCTGCGTGACACCAGATCGACCAGTCCCTTCCAGCCAGGGACTAGGGTGCAGGTGTCCTTGTACGGGATCAGGTAGGCCGCGCCGTTTACGCCAGGTTCAAGGCCGAGCTGGGCGGCGGTCATGATCGAGGCGGCGATACTCTTGTGAGTGCACCGCTGCATCTGCGTCGAGCTGCTGAAGGCCGTCAGCGCGAGCCTGGCCATGCGGTCGGCCGTCAGGTGCTTCGGCAGAGCAAGTGCCAGCTGTGACTTCAGCGAGTCCATGAAGTTGCTGAACTGCTTAGTCGGTGACAACTGCTTGTCGCCGGCGGCGGCCTCGCGGAGTTGGTTTGTTGACATGGTGTTCCTCGCTATTTCAATCGGAGAACCCGAGAGGTTCCGGTCTTGGTGAACTTGGCGGCGATGGCCGGGTGCTTGTCGCGGAATGCGTTGATGTCAAACCGGTCGGCGCTTTGGGACTTCCACGACGCCAGCGGCTTGCCTTTGTGCGTGATGATCTGGTGCTCGGCGAAGACCAACTTTAACCGCGCGGCCATGTCGTCGACATCCGACTCCATCAGCTTAAGCTTCGACTTCGAGAACTTAAGCTTCTTGACCAGTTCGGCGATCTGATCGTCTACCTCGATGCTGGTGCCGAGGTCACGCTCGAACATCCGCATGATGTCGCTGACCTTGGTGGCCGGCGGTGGATCGCGGCGCTGGATTCGATCCCAGAACTCGACCTCCTTGGCGCGGATGGTCTCGATCAGCTCTTCGTCACGGTGGACCTCATAGACCCGGAAGTCGTCGATGCCAAGCATGACCGGTAGCAGCGTGCTCGGTGCCGGCTTGACCATCATCCCGTGCATGCACTGCGCCGTGTAGTAGACCGGGATCTCGTCGGTGTGCTCGTCGCCCCACTGTGCACGGCTGTAGAAGTCGGCGGTGGTCTTGGCCTCGACGTTTCGCCCGTCGCTTGTCTCGGCATCGATCTCGGCAGCCAGGAACGAGTGAGTGCTGTCCGTGTACCGGTTGTTGCGGCCGATCAGCTGGATCCCCTTTTCCTCGCAAAGCATGTCGAGGACGTAGGGCTCCAGGCGTTTGCCGCGCTCGAGGATCTTCAGCTTTGCCTGGTCGGTGATCGGCTTGCTGCCTTCGATCTTGTCTAGGTAGCAATCGAGGGGCGTTTTCCAAGGGCTGACCCCTAGGATGGCGGCGACATCACTGCCGCCAAGATAAGTGGAGCGGTCTGGTTGACCGCCTGCTTGAAGGCTCATTGCTCACCTCGCGCCCTGGCAAGGGCTGCTTCAGCCTTCGCCAAGATCTCAGGGTAGGAGTCGTTGAAGTTCTGCTTGTAGGCTTTGCCGAGAAGCAGGTCGAGCGCCTCGAGAAGATCAGGGCAGGCTGCGATCAACCGGGCGTTAGCCTTGGCTTCTTCGTAGTTGGCGCCGGATACCTTTGCGACCTTGACGTCCATCATCGGAACCGTTCCGACTTCAAGGCCGTTAGTGCTGGCCCACCATGGGCCGGGTGTATGTCCGCTCATTGCTTGGTCACTCCGTTGGTGGTTGATCGGTACTTGCGCATGTAGCCGCCAGTAAGTCGCCGCATAAAAACGGCGTTTCGGGCTTCTTCGTGATACCAGCAGGTTAAGTGCTCATAGCCCATTGATCCGTGGTCGATGGTTTCACATTCGCAGCGAGTCTTCAGAAGAGCTCGAGCTTCAGCAGCGCATGCAGATTTGAGTGTGAGATAACGTCGGCCGCCGCCCTTGAAGACGACTGCCTGCTGAGCGGATACAGCCATAGGTTAAGCCTCGGGTGGTTGATACGGCGGCTTCTTCGGGATCCAGTGCGCGCACATCGTCACGCAGTAGGCCTTGCCCTTGCGCCGCCGCATGGGGATAACGAACTTGTCTGACTCCATCAGGAGATGTATGTCCTCCGGCCGGCAGTACCCGACCCTTGCGGGGATCATCGACTGCACAGCCAGAAGTTCAATTGCCTTTGAGATCAACGACTGAACGTCGTCGACGTGTAGCGTCACCATCTTGCGGTTGGTCTGTCGGGCGTGGCAGAGCTCGGCCTGAATGTCGGTCAGGTCCTTCATCACCACCATCCCATGTACGTGCCAAAAAGGATTGCCACGATAGCGAGCCCGGTCAGCGCCAGGTCTTCGCGTTGAGCCCGGCGGCTACGCACGGGGCACCTTCTGCCAGCCTTGGTCTATCAGGTGGCGATAGTGCTCGCGGCGTTCCTCGCCGAGGTCATACCATGAACAGCTTTTCGGGCTGTTCATAACTGATCGGAAAAGGTCGACTGCGCTTGCCTCTCGTTCTTCCGCCGCGATCTGCTCGGGTGTGCGAATTGGTCTGAATCCATGACCCCATTCGACGAGGCCAAGCTCTGGGCCATGAGCTACTGCGGCAGAGGTACGGCAGCGGTGGATTATCTTTCCCTCTCTCCACTCGCGCTTTCCGAGCGCGCTGGTAATAAGCACCTCACACACAATCCCAATTGGCGGCAGGCCTTCGCCGGTCCACGGGGAAAGATCTGGCCTGAATTCCAAAATACGAAACCGGTCGGCAGTAAATGTCCCTTCAGTAAAAGGCCAGCATTCTTCCCGAGAATCATCCGGTAAAGCCACTCGATACCCATCCCGGCATATCCAAGCGAAATCCTTCGCGCTGGTTTGGTGATTGTAAATAATCTGCGCATACGCATATGCCCAACTCGGCGCCTTGCTCCAATCGATATTCATACCCTGACCTCTGCCCGCCACACACCGTTGATCCGAACCGGAGAACGAAGCCACACGATCGACTCCATGTTCCGGAAGCCCAGCTTGAGAAGGGCCAAATGGACCCCTGAAATCTGTCCAGCGATTATCGGTATGTTCATCGGTCGGTCGCCCTGAATTGAACCTGCTGGCCAATGATGCTTTTGAATCGGCGCCGTCTGGCCAAGGCGATCTGTTCGATCAGGTCGTCATAGGTGGCCATGGTGATTTGCTCGGCAAGGAATGGGTACTTCACAAGCCCGGTCGCTTCGGCGAAAAGAACCTCAGCAACCTCTGGCACTGCCGCATCCATCCCGGCTTGGAGCAAGTACTTGAAGGCGGTCGCCGCCTCATGGTGCAGTTCGGTTCGGCTCACAGCTTCCTCCGTGCCGCTTCTTCGTTGACAGCAGCCATGCAGCCAGACAGCAGGCCGGCGCGTACTTCCTTCGGCGCCAGCTCGGCATGTTGATAGGTCATCTCGGCGGCCATGTTGTGGGCGTCAAGGATGTTGTTGCGGAACTTCTCGGCGTTGATCTCTTTGATCTCGGCGAGGCGGAAGCCAAGGTCACGCATCTCGGCGACGTCGGCGGCGTAGTCGGCCAGCATGGTGCAGCGCTGGGCGGCGGTCGCCTTAACGGCGTCGGCCTGGTTAGCAAGCACCTGGCCAGAGCAGGCAGCCAGGCACAGCACTAAAGCAATATTCAGTTTCATGTCCTTCTCCATCGTTTGGTTTGGTCACTCCGATGGCCGCTCAACCTCGAACGGCCATCAGTAGTGTTGGTTTAACAACACGGGGTCATGTGAACCTCCCCGTTCTAGACCCTGGCGCCGTGGTTCATACGATGTCCCCGGTGTGGTTATCCGCCACCCCCGAAGCATCAAGACCATTCCGACCTTGGGCTTTCAAACGTCTGGTTTTTAAAGAGCAATCCAAGGTCAAACCCTGGTACTGGCTTAGCCCCAATCAAGGGGCTCGGTTCATCGGGTTGGTCAGATCGATCTGGCGGCTTCGCGGTTCAGGCGGCGGCACTCGGCGTGACTCGGGGTCGGTGCTCGAACCTTCAGCTTGTTCACGCGGCCGTCTTGCCAGCTCCGGCGGGATTCACCTCGAACCAGATTCGAAACCTTGCGGCGGACTAGGCGCTGAACATGGCTCTGTCCGGTCAGACCTTCGTAGGCGGTAGCGGCGACGTGCATTGCGGCAATCAGGAGGTGGGCAGACAGCTTCATGCGGGTGACTCCTTGGGTGAGTTGCTTCCTGTGGTACTGGCAAAGCCCCAGTTAAGGGGCTTGAGGTGGGCGGGGTTGGTTACTCGTTGCAGCCGTCGCCGAAGATCGAAACGTTGGTCAGCGCTTCAATGGACGACTCAAACATTTCCAAAACTTCCGGAGCGTCGGAGGTGTAATCAAGACCAGAAGCAGCAACGTTTTCCCACGCTTGATCAACCTGTACGTCTGTTGGCTTGTAGGCGGCGATGATGCTGGCTTCGGTTTTCATTTCGTCTTGCTCCGTTGTTCGTTTTGAGGCGGATCGCCATCAAGTGAGACGAACTATATGGCCGACCTTCTATTGCGTCAATAGAGAATTTGAATCTCTTTAAACATTTCCTAATTTTCTTTGTGGCGAATTTGTGGCAAAGAAAAGGCCGGCATGGTGGCCGGCCTTTCTTGACGCAGTTATCGGTCAGGCGACGAGCTTCAACTCTGGCGGCGCCTTCTTCACGGCCTGGGCCAGAACGCGTCGGAGCTTCACCTCGATGTCATCGCGATCCTCTGGCGACATAGCCTTAATGCAGGCGTAGATGTCATGCACCAGGTTTCCTGTCAGTACATCGTCCTTGGCTACCTGAACGCCGATCAGAGACTCGGGCTTCTCCTGTACTTCACGTCGGGCTGCTTTGAACTTGAGGATAGCGGCGCGCATTTCGCCTACGGTCTTGAAGCTGAGCACGTCGAGGCCAGCGTCATACGCCTGCCGAAACTTGGTGACGTAGTACTTCACCGATGGCGGAGCTGGGTTGACCTTCGCCCCAGCCTTTGGCCTGCCAGCCGTCTTTGACCACCCAGCCTCCTGGTAAGAGATCTCGAACTGCTCGTTGGCCTGCTCTTTGGTCTTGCAGTCCGTCTCAACCAGGAAGGACAGGATCTGCCCGCCGAGGCTTTCCTTCTTGTCGTCGTTGGTGCCGAGCGATTTGAATATTTTCGTTAGTTTGTTGGTCATGGTGTGTTACCTGCTGCTCGTATCTGCCGCCAGAGTCGTCATCTATGAAGGTCTCTACTGCTGCGGCACAGGCAAGTGCCTGGTCCCTTGAGTATAGATCTGTTCTGCAAAGACGCAACAAGAAATGTTTCCTGTCTCTATCACAAGGTTTCCTAAAAGCATTGCTTAATTCAATTCACATAAATACTATGGGCATGCCAACACTTTCTAACCCCATTGGGAGCAACACATGGATATCGGTAAATCAATTCGCGTCGCCCTGGCACAGAAGAACATCAGGCGCGCAGACCTGGCTGGAAAGCTTGGCTGTGTACGCTCGAACGTTACGCAGATGTGCACCACGGGGAAGGTGCGCAGCGAAACCCTGAAAAGGCTCGCGGATATTTTCGAGATGTCGGTCAGCGACTTCATCAAGCTGGGCGAGGACTGATCATGGCAGCGCTCCCCTATCTTCAGCTTTACCCGGCTGATTATCTGGCGGATACAGCGCACCTGAACGCTGCTCAGCATGGCGCTTACCTGCTGTTGATCATGAACTACTGGCAAACAGGAGCACCGCTCAAGGATTCCAACGTTCGTTTAGCGAACGTTGCGAGGATGTCCAAAGATGAGTGGATCGAGACCCGAGAACTGCTCGAAGAGTTCTTCGAAATCAGGGATGGAGAGTGGATACATCATCGAATTGAGCGAGACCTTTCTGAAGTTTACGCAAAAAGTAAAAATGCCAGCACCGCTGGGAAGGCCAGCGCAGAGGCCCGCCGCATCAAACGTTTAACGACCGTTCCAACGAACGTTCAACGGAACGTCAACCATACAGATACAGATACAGATACAGATAAAGATCAAAAGCCCTTGTCGTTGGAAGAGCCCAACGACGGGATAAAGAAATCGAAGATCACCTATTCGGAAATCCAGAAGGCCTACAACGAGACATGCGGTCATATCCTGCCTAAGTGCATCGCCATGACCGACAAGCGGAAAACGAAGGTTAGGTCGATGGGGGCTCTGGACGTAGGAGGACAGAAACCTTTCAGGGACATGGGGATCGAGTTCTGGATCGCTTACTTCAACGACGCCCTTCTCGACCCGTTCAAGACCGGAACCAATGATCGGGGATGGAAGGCTGACTTCGACTTCCTGACCAACCCAAACAACGCGCTGAAGATTTTGGAGAAAACCGATGGAGCATGAACGCCCGTTGTATTCGATCGAGGCTGAGCACGGCGTGCTGGGTGCTTTGATGATCAAGCCGGAGATGTCCGAAGAGATCGGATCATTCTTGCAGGCATCGCACTTCAGCAACGACGACAACGCGACCCTCTACACCATGATCCTGCTGGAACGCAGCAAGGGCCGCCGGCCTGATCCGATCACCTTGCACGACTACCGGCCGGAACTGCCGAGCGGTGCCATGACCATGGCTTACGCCGCCGAGATTCAGATCGGTGTACCAAGCGCATCGAACGGGATTCGTTATGCCCGTGTGGTGCATGAGCGATTCAAGGCTCGCCAGCTCCAGGAGGCTGCATTCACCATCAGCGAACTTGCCGCCAGCACCGGCAGCATCTCCGAGCAAGTCGCATCAGCTCAGGCCCTGCTGATGAGCCTGGCATCCGATGACGAACGACCTGACGTTGTGACGATGGGTTCGCTTCTCCCCGGCGTGTTCGACAAGATTGATGAGTACGCCAACCGAGACCCCAATCAACCGCTCGAGGTCGATGGCGTGAAGTTCGGCCTCAAGCCTCTGGACGTGATCATCAAGAGCTGTCGGCCAGGGAACATGGTGGTGGTCGCTGGCCGTCCAGGTACTGGGAAGACCGTCCTGGGTCTTCAGGCTGCTGACGAAACGGCCGTCAACGAAGGCCATGGTGCGCTGGTGTTCTCGCTCGAGATGGAAGGGGCTGAGCTCGCAAGGCGATCGATCTCGGCGAACAGCGGCGTGTTGCAGGACGCGCTAGACGGAACCAAGATGACTGTCGATGACGATTGGCCAAAACTAACGTCCGCCTTCAACAAGCTGATGCACGCCGACTACCGGCTGTGCGACAAGGGCGCCCTACCGTTCAGCAGGATCGCTTCGATCGCTCGCTTCCAGCACCGCATGAAGCCGCTACGCCTGATCGTGATCGACTACATCGGGCTGATACCACCAGAGCCAGGAAGCCGGTTGTTCAACCGTACCGCGGAGCTCGGCTTCGTCTCCCGAGGGATCAAGGCGCTGGCCAAAGAGCTGAAGGTCGCGATCATCGTCTTGGCCCAGCTGAACCGTGGGATCGAGGGGCGGCTCGTCAAGCGCCCGCAGATGTCAGACCTGCGCGACTGCGGCGACATCGAGCAAGACGCCGACATCATCATCTTCGCCCACCGTGACGAGACCACCGAGGCCGGCAAGGACGGGATCACCGAGATCTACGTCGAGAAGGCCAGGCACGCCAAGACCGGTCACTGCCAACTCCAGTTCCGTGGCGAGATCGCAAAGTTCGTCCCGGCGAAGATGAAGTATTACGGCGACACTGAGGCGCCAGCGCGCCGATCAACTACGAAGGACCTGCTCGGGGGTGCGAGACCATGAAAAACAAGCCCCATATTAAATTTCGACGCAGTAAATTCCGAACCTTAACGGGCTGGGTCTGCGCTGGCGGGCTTGATGCCGATGGTTTTGGCCGAACCCCGGCCGAGGCATACGAAGCGTGGAAGATGAACCACATCCCTTTCTGACCAACGCAAGGACCTGAACATGACCAGCAAGATCGAAACGACCAAGCGTGAAATGTACCGGGCGCTCGCCGCGCTCAAGGCCGGCGGCCGGTGGCTGCTGAAGAAACAGATCGGCGAGCACCTGAAAAATTGCCCGGTGATGTTGCAGTCTGCTGTATGGAGCAGCAACGCCGAGTACAACCAGTTCTACGATGAAAAAGGATTGGTCAAAACTCACCTTTGGCACGCGTTCAATGATCTGATCTACAGTGACAGCGGTTACGGGCAGTGCCGCATGGAGTACGACGATCAGGAGAACTACCTGACAGACCCTTGGAATGACGATACCCGCTGCGATCATTGCTACGCAGCTTGGCGAGTGATCCAAGACCGCAAGGATGTTCGGCAGAAGCTTGGCTCAGCTCGGCGCGCGATCCGCGCCTTGGGTAAGTCTGCGATGAAGGTGGCGCCATGATCATTCCGCTGTTCGCCATCCTGTTCATGCTCCAGAACATCTACCGAGGGCCGAAGAAATGAAGCCAGTCAGACACCTTTCGTGTGCAACCTGCAAAACCGGGTGCATCGAATACAGCGGCGAGTCCGACGAGATCCACTGCGCCGAGTGCGCACAGCAGAAGGCCATGGAGTACTTCGGGTTCAGTAAGCATGCATCCCCAGCAATGCTACCGACCTACATGTTCGAGAACGTGCTCGATGAGATGGATCGGCTCATGGGCAGGGAGGTGAAGTCAAGGCCGCGCGATTGGGCCAAGCCAAAGCTGGCTCCGCCACCAACCACCGAACCGCGGAGCAGGCCATCACCGCACAGACCTTGCCGGCACTCTGGATCTGAGTTGTTCGGCGCGTTCGTGTTTGTCGCCTTCAGCTTCGGCTTGGGGTTTTTTCTTGGATGGGTTGCGCGGGGTGGGGCATGAGGCCGGTCGTGATCGTGGTGACGTACAACGCGGCATCAGGTGCCTATCGGTGCGAAGGCATGTTCTCCGACTGCTTCGCCACCGGCACAGGCAAGACCCAAGAGCAGGCAATCGCGAAATGGCGGCAGGCGACAGGCTACACAGGCGAGGTGAAGCGATGAGCGAGGTTTTCATCCTGATCCCCGGCGATCCTTTCGGGAAGCAGTCGGTGCGCGTATCCATGCGCGCAGGGTTCGCCGTGAAGTACATGCCGAAGGAAACGGTCGAATACGAGAGGAAGTGCGGCCTTGAAGCGATGTTGACGGCCAGGCTGGGGGATTACGAGTTCGAAGGGCCAATGCCGGTAATGCGCGGCCCTGTCGAGCTCAAGCTGCAAATCTTCTTCCCGATCCCCGTGTCTTGGAGCAAGAAGAAAAAGGAGATGGCAAGGCTCGGACAGATCGTCCCGACCAAAAAACCCGACAGCTCGAACGTCCTGAAGTCGGTCGAGGACGGGTTCAACGAGATCGTTTGGCTTGATGATTGCTACGTGGTCGACCACCACATCACCAAGCGGTTTTCGGACAACCCATGCGTGATCGCCGTCGTAACCCCGCTTGACCTGATCGCCTGCTGACCGTAATCTCGCCAACAGCAGACCTGAAGCGCTTGGTCACGCCTCACACAGGTCCGGTCTGCCGAATGGCCCACGATAAGGGCCCACGAATTTAGCGGGGTGAGAGCAGCCTGGTAGCTCGTCGGGCTCATAACCCGAAGGTCGCCGGTTCAAATCCGGCCCCCGCTACCACTCCAACCAACGCCAAGTGCCCGCAGATGCGGAAACCGTCTTTATCGATGTGCCAACCGGTGACTGAGTGGTTTAAGGTTGAAATAGTGCCCATGCCGTGCACGGCGTGCATCGCGAGTTCGAATCTCGCCCTGTTGGCACATCGATGCAGATGGAAGATCCACGTATCGGGCTGAAGCCGTAGATCCGCGCAAGCGGGGAGGATAGGGGAAGAACACCGAGAATCTGCATCACCTCTTCAGGACTCCATCAGGCTTAGCCTCAACCCTCACCGGTTGGGGCTTTTTTTTCGTCTGCCGTAAGATGGCCGAAACCACCGAGGATTCGCCCATGATCGAAGTCAAGGCCACCAGCAACATCGAGCAGCTGAGCAGGGCATTGCGCGAACTGGGCGAGAAGCAGCTGCCGAAGACACTTGCACGGGCAGCCACCCTGACGGCCTACGAGGTCCGAGACAAGATCCTCGAGCACGTGACCAAGGACTTCGACAGGCCAACCCAAGTCACGATCAAATCGCTCTACGTCAAAGCAGCCAACCCAAAGAACCAAACGGCCAGGGTCTGGTTCAAGGACGCCTTCAACAGCGGTATTCCCGCCGACAAGTACCTACAGCCACAGGTGCAGGGCGGAGAACGCGGCCACAAGCGTTTTGAGAAGGCTCTGATCGCAAGGGGTCTCATGACCTCAAGTGAATACGCAATCCCCACCAAGGACGTGCTGGACGCCTTCGGCAACGTCAAAGGCGGGTTATCCCTCAAGATACTTTCAGGGCTTGGCGCTGCTGAGACCGTATCGGGGGTCACTGCCAACGCCTCAGGCTCTCGACGGTCCAAGAAGAAAGGCAACGCGAGACGCTTCTTCATCGCCAAAATCGCTAACACCAGGGGGATATGGGAGCGCAAGAACACGGCCTTCGGTGTCGGCATCCGCCCTGTATTCGTCTTCGTGTCCAAGGCGCCGACCTACCAGAAGCGGCTGGACTTCTTCGTCATCTCGGAGAAGGTCGTGGCCGACCGCTACCTGACCAACTTCGGAAGGGCCATCGATGACGCGATCAAATGGGCGAAGGAGAAGAAATGAGAACGGGTCGCGGGTGTGGTGCCGTGCCGCACCAAAGGGGGGGCGGTTTAGGTTCTTCCCAGGGGTGGGGCCGGTCACGGGTTATTCGCGCCCCGCACTTTTTTTAGATTTTGAGGAAATTAACAGTTAACTGATTTGGGGTATGCTGCGAGCACTGACCAGTTAACGGTGTGCAAAATGGGATGGATCACGCAGAAGCAATTCGCGGCAATCGTTGGTGTTTCGGCGCCGGCGGTGTGCAACTCGCTTAAGCGTGGAAGGCTGGCGGGGGCGACCAGGGTGACGGAGACCGGTCGCGTTGAGATCGATCAGGAGCTTGGCGAAAAGCTCTGGCACCAGAACAACGGGCGGCCTGACCTGGCCGGGCAGAAGACCGGGGCGCGCGGACCGGCACCGATCCAGCAAGCGCCCGCTCCCACAGTGGAGACCAAGCAGCCAAAGGCCAAGGCCGCGAAAAAGGTTGTGGCCGCTCCCACAGACAAGCCGCCGCTGAAAGCGCAGCCAGGCACCAAGGCCAAAGCGAAGGCGCAGACCGCGAAGGGCGAAACCCCACCAGAGAAAAAGGCGCTGCCAGGGGCAGATGTCGCTGAGTGGGATCTTCCTGATCAATTCGTTTCCCGCCGTCGCGCCGAACACTTCAAGGCGCTGCAGGCTGAGCTGGATTACCGCATCGACGCCAAGGAATACGTTCTTGTTGAAGACGTGGCAAAGCAGGTCGAGCAGGAATACACGGCTGTCGTGCGCCGGATGCGCGCCATCAAAGTGACCCTGGCCCCGGAACTGTGCGACCTGTTTGGCGATGCCGACCTGATCCAAGTGCAGGCATTGATCGATCAGCACATCAACGAAGCCCTGACGGAGTTATCAGACCCTCATGCTCTTACAGCGACTGAAACAGGCCCGCCAGGTTCTGCGGCCACCGCCTGATCTCAATCTTCCGGACTGGGCTGACGCGCACCGGCACCTATCGCCGGAGGCATCGAGCACACCGGGCAAGTGGCGAACCTCTCGCGTGGAGGCGGCCCGCGGCCCGATGGAAGCGGTGACAGATCCGACCGTGCATATCATCACCGTGATGTGCTGCACCCAATTCATGAAGACCGAGCTGATCCTGAACACCATCGCTTTCTTCACGCACCAGGACCCCTCGCCAATCATCGTCATGCAGCCGACTGTTCACGCGGCCGAGGCGTTCAGCAAGGATCGGATCGCCCCAATGTTCCGTGATAGCCCTGTCCTGAAGGGCATCTTGGCCACCAACAAGTCGCGCGACGGCGGAAACACAATCCTGCACAAGCAATTCGCAGGCGGCCACCTGACGATGGTTGGGGCGAATGCCCCCGGTGATCTCGCGATGCGGCCTGTACGCGTGGTGCTTTGCGACGAAACCGACAAGTACCCAGGCAGCGCCGGCGATGAGGGTGATCCGATCGCCGTGCTCAGCGAACGGTCGGCGACCTTCTGGAACTGGAAGCAGATCCGCACCTGCTCGCCCACCCTTGAGCCAGACGAAGACGGCAACGGCAGCCGCATTGCCATGTCATACGAGGAAAGCGACAAGCGCATCTTCTGCCCTCAGTGTCCGCATTGCGGCGAGCGCGGGGAGATGCTTTGGCATGATGTGCAGTGGCCAGAGGGTCGGCCTGATCTCGCGCTCTACCATTGCCCGGCCTGCTCGAAGCCATGGACCGAGACCGAGCGCAAGCGCGCCATCAAGGCCACCCGCTTCTTGCCAAACCGTGGATGGGTGGCGACAGCGCCATTCGCCGGTCACGCCGGGTTCAAGGTGAACAAACTGGCCAGCCCTTGGGAGTCGGTCAGCAAGCTTGCCGTGAAGTTCGTTGCATCGAAGCGCTCGCCCGAGCTCTTGAAGGTGTTCCTCAACACCCAGTTGGCCGAGACCTGGAAAGAACAGGGTGAGTCACCCGACTGGAAAAAGCTTTACGACCGCCGCGAGGACTACCCGCTCGGCGTCGTTCCCCGCAAAGGCTTGGTCATCACTGCGGCTGCCGACGTTCAGCGCGGCCCGGGCGGCGGTGAAAACGGATGGATCGAGGTAGTCACCTACGCTTGGGGTCGCAACCTCGAGCGATGGGTTATCGATCACCAACAGTTCCACGGCGACACCAGCGACAACACGAAGCCAGGCGGCCCGTGGGAAAAGCTCAAGGCCTTACGCGAATCCTATTACCCGCACGAACACGCAGGCGTTGCCATCCCTATCAGCGTCATGGCGGTGGACTCCGGCGACCAAACACAGACGGTCTATGACTGGTGCGCTTCCCAGCCGCAAGGAACCGTGATGGCGGTAAAGGGTCACGCCAACGGTTCGATCCTTGTCAGCAGCGCCAAGCCGATTCAGATCAAGGCCAACGGGAAGCGGGTGGCCAGACAGAGCAAGCTGTGGAACATCTCGCTGAACATTGCGAAGTCCGAGCTGTACCAGCAGCTGAAGTACACCGTAGATCCGGACGATTCGGACGCACCACTCGGCCGAGGCTTCATCCACTTCCCCGAACTTGACCAGGAATTCTTTGAGCAGATGTGCTCTGAGCAAATGGTCATGAAGCGGGTAAAGGGGCGCCAAGTTCAGGAGTGGCATAAAATCAGGCCGCGAAATGAGGTCCTCGACTGCACGATCTACAACCGAGCAGCCGCAAACCTGATAGGAATTGACACTTGGTCAGAAGAAAACTGGCGATCTATCGAAGATTCATTGGGGATAGACGACCGCCAGGAATCGGAAGAAAGTGCAGAAAAGCCCACTAGACGTAAGTCTAACTACTGGAAAGGCCGCAGATAATGGCAGATCTTGAGTACCAACCCGTAACGATGGAAAACTACCTGGAGCTGAGAGCCGCCATTATCGAAGGCGCTCAGTCGGTCAGTTACTCCCACCCAGGCGGCAACAAGTCCGTCACCTACCGCAGCCTTGACGATATGTGGCGGATTCTCCGGTTTTTGGCCATGGAATTGGGGCTGAAATCTACCGGGCCACGCCGCACATACGCCTCTGTTTCGAAGGGATACGGCCCGCGCAGCTGCGGGAATACCACCCAAGGCGGCGAATGCGACCCGAATTTCGGCGTTGATGGGCGGTGCTGCCCATGAATCTCTTCGATGCAGTGGTCTCGGCGTACAACCCTGTCGCCGGATTGAAGCGGGCGATGGCCCGCAAGGCACTTCGCGGCTTCGAGGCTGCCAGCCGTGGGCGCCGAACGGATGGCTGGCGTACCACCGGCAGCGATGCCAACAGCGAAATCGGCAAAGGCCAGGGCTTGCTGCGTGACCGAGCCAGGGCCATGCGCCGTGACAACCCATACGCAGAGCGTGGGATCTCGGCGATCGCCTCGAACACCGTGGGTTACGGCATCGTCCCTGATCCAAAGGGCCGCGCACGCCAGAAGAAGAAAGCGTTGGCGCTGTGGGCTCAGTGGGCCGAGACCGCCGCCTGCGATGCCACGGGCATGGGCGACTTCTACGGGATCCAGAACCTTGCAATGCAGAGCATTGCGGAAAGCGGCGAGGTCCTGATCCGCCGGGTATGGACGCCAGGCAAGAACGTCGTCAACTTCCAGATCCAGATACTCGAGGCCGACCACCTGGACGACTCGAAGAACTATGCGCTTGGCGATGGCAGCTACATCGAGCAGGGCATCGAGTACAACGCCGCCGGCGAGCGCACGCACTTCTGGCTTTTCCCGCAGCACCCTGGCGGAACCATCAAGTCGTTGAAGGCCGGCACTGTCAGCGAGCAGGTTCCCGCCGAGGACGTCGCTCATATCTTCCTGCGCAAGCGGCCAGGCCAGACGCGCGGTTATTCGTGGATGGCTCCGGTAATTCTGCGCATGCGGAACTTCGACGAGATGGAGGACGCGGTCATCGAGCAGGCCAAGGTTGCTGCCTGCTTTGCTGCGATCATCAACCAAGACGACACGAGCATGGGCGGCCCGGCCAAAGAAAAGCCCTCGATGATCGAGCGCCTCGAGCCTGGTCTGATTGAGCGGATGGGTGTCGGCGAGTCCGTTACCTTCGGCACGCCACCGACGTTCAACGGGTACGACTCGTACAGCAAGCAGTCATTGCGCGCCACGTCGGTTGGCCTTGGCGTTCCGTATGAAGTCCTCACTGGCGATCTCAACGGCGTCAGCTTCACCAGTGGCCGGATGGGCTGGCTCGAGTTCGGGCGCAACATCGACGTGTGGCGCTGGCAGATGCTGGTTCCTCAACTCTGCTCCCGCGTCTGGTCCTGGTTCAACGAAGCGGCGAACCTGAGCGCCAACGGCTGGCCCGAGTTCATCCCTGCTGGCTGGGTTGCTCCGCGCCGCGACCTGATCGACCCGACCAAGGAGCTTGACGCTCTCGAGAAGGAAATGCGGATCGGTGCATTGAGTTACAGCGGGATGTTGAAAGAGCGAGGCATCAACGACACCCAGGCGCACGTAGACCAGATCGTCGACGACAATAAAATCATCGATTCAGCAAATCTGACGTTTGATTCTGATCCTCGCAAAGTGGCCAAGGCTGGCGCTGGTGTTGCTCCTAATCCAGTTGCTGATACACTCCCCGAAACCGAAGGGGCCTCCTAATGGGAATGCAACGGAAAAGCAAGGTCAATTTGCCGCAGCGTTCGACGCGTGCGGCTTTCGTTCCTTCTACGATTGATGCCGAAGCCCGTACAGTCCAGATCGTTTGGACCACTGGCGCTGAGGGTGAGCGTTGCGAATGGGACGGCGAGGTCTACCTCGAATCCTTACGGGTCGACGACAAGAGTATTCGGATGGGCCGTCTCAACGCTGGCGCTCCAGTCCTCGACGCTCACCAATCCTACGAACTGCGGAACCAGATCGGCGTTGTCGAGAAGGCATGGATCGAAGGCGGGGAGGGTCATGCCCTTGTCCGCTTCGCCAATACGCCGGAAGTCGAATCGACCTGGATCAAAATCCGTGACGGCATCTGCCGGAACATCTCAGTCGGCTACGTCGTCTATCACTACGAGCGCGTTGCAGGTTTGGACGGCGCTCCTGATCAGATGATTGCAGTCGACTGGGAACCACTCGAAATCAGTTTTGTCCCGGTGCCTTTTGACGCCGGGGCACAAGTCCGCGGCGGCGTGACGCCCCGCACGTTCACCGCTGATGTCACCTATCGAACCAAGGGGAAACCTAAGATGGCACGTTCTATCAAAGTAATTCGCACCGCGCTTACCCAAGCGCGCGCAGCGTTGGTCAAGGCCCGCGAAGTCGCGGACGAGACCAAGATCGAAGAGGCGCAGACCGCGCTGGAAACGATCGAGGCCGAACTCGAGGAAGCGCTCGATACTCTGGACGAAGGCACCGGTGATGCTGGTAGCGGCGAAGACGGTGAAGGCCAGCCCAACGCACCGCCTGGTGGCGAGACCGAAGAGCAGCGCATCGCACGCGAAGCCGCTGATGCTGAAGGCGATACCCCAGAACAACGCGGCGCCAAAGCTGAGCGTCTGCGCATCTCGGCCATTCGTTCGTTCGGTGCCCAGTTCAAGGTTGACACCAAGGTCACTGACGCTCTGGTTGAGCGTGGCATGACTGTCGAGCAGGCCAAGCTGGAATTGCTCACCACTCTGGCCACCCGCCAAGCGGCCATCAACCCGAACGCAGGCGGCACCATGCCCGACAAGAAAATCCAAGAGGTCGCCCGCAACATGGAGGCGGCCATCCTGCACCGCGCCGCGCCGAGCAAGCACAAGATCACGGAAGCTGCCCGTCAGTTCCGCGGCCTGAGCCTTCTCGACATGGCCCGCCATTCCATCGAGATGGCCGGCGGCAACACCCGCGGCATGGACCGTGACGCCATCGCGCGTATGGCCCTGAACGTGACCAGCTTCAGCCAGCAGCGTTCGGTCGGCATGCACAGCACCAGCGACTTCCCGCTGATCCTGGGCAACACCATCAACCGTTCGCTTCGCGCCGCATACGAAGCCATCGAGCAAACCTGGCAGCCGCTTGGCCGTCAGGCAAACTTCGCTGATTTCCGCGAGCGCACCTCTGTCGCGCTTGGCGAAGCCTCCCGTCTGGAGAAAGTTCTCGAGGGTGGTGAATACAAGTACGGCACCCTTCCGGAAGAGGGCACCAAGATCAAGGCAGCCAAGTTCGGCAAGATCATTGCCTTGACCTGGGAAGCTATCGTCAACGACGACCTGAACGCCTTCGACAAGATCCCAACTGCACTGGCCAACAGCGCACGCGAGACCGAGTCCGATCTGATCTGGAACCTGTTCCTGGTCGACCGCAAGTATTCGGACGGCGTGAATATCTTCAACAGCGCACACGGCAACATCGCTGGCGCCGCTGGCCCGCTGAACGTCACCACGTTGCAGGCAGCCCGGACCGCAATGCGCACCCAGAAGGGGATCGACAAGAAAACCTTCATCCGTGTGAATCCGAAGTACCTGGTTGTTGGCCCGCTGAACGAGATGGCGGCCTACCAGTACACCAGCACCGCTTACGTGCCGGTCACTTCGGGCACCATTAACCCGGTCTACAACACCAACCTGATCGTTATCGTCGAACCGCGCATCACCGACTACCGCTGGTTCTTGGTAGGCGAAGGCGTGGATACCTTCGAGTGGGGTTATCTCGACGGTGAAGGCGGCCTGATGACCGACACCCGCGAGGGCTTCGAAGTTGATGGCGTCGAGGTCAAGGCCCGTCTGGTCTTCGGCGCTGACTGGGTCGATTACCGCGGCGCCTACAGCAACGCCGGTACTGCCTAACAATCCTTCCCGCCGCACGGACGCGGCAACCTTTCAGGAGATTCAACCATGCGTTCTTTTTCTCAACCGGGGTCGATCCTCGACCTTATCGTTCCAGCCGGCGGCGTTGTCTCCGGCGTGCCAATCAAGATCGGCGTCTTCCTGGTCGTGCCTCAATGCACCGTCACTGCGGCTGAAGTTACTGCTGCTGGCGCCGGTGTTCTGGAGTTCGCCGGCAAGATCGATGGCGTGTTCGAGCTGAGCAAGATCAGCGCTCAGGCTTGGGCCGAAGGCGATGCAATCTACTGGAACAACACCACCGGCCTGATGACCAACGTATCCGTAACAGGCGTGTTCCTGGCTGGCGCTGCAACCGCAGCCGCAGCCAACCCGACCGCAACCGGCTTCGTTCGTCTGAACCCTGTAACCCTCCCAGCGGCGCAAGCCTAATGGGCTGGTCCGCGATGGCAGATCGTACGCTGCGTAAATCGTTGCGGACCTTTCGTCAGGACCTGGGCGCGCTGTACCGGCGCCCAGGCCAACCTGACGTCGAACTGGAAGACGTCGTTTTCGACGACACCTATTTCGCTGTGGATAACCAGACCGGTGCCGAAGTTTCAAGTCAGCAACCGATCATGGGGGTCCGCACAGAAGACTTGCCTGCCGGCCGGAATAACGCAAAGGACCAGATCCTGATCACCCGCCGCGGCATCGATCACGTATTCACCATCACCAACGTTCAGCCGGACGGCGAAGCAGGCACCACCCTGTTTCTGTCCAAGTCGCCAAGGAAAGTTTAATGCACCCGCGCGCAGTCATCCGCCAGCAGTTCGTTGATCTTCTGAAGGGGCAGACGGACTGCGGCGACAACGTCTTCAAGCAGCGCTCACGCCCTTTCGTTCAGGCAGAGGGCTGGGCCTCAGAGCTTCCGGCGATCATCGTCTACACCAACGACGAATCGGCCAGCGTGTACAACGTGGCCCCGTCCGAGTGGGAGCGTGTGGCCAGCGTGGTGGTAGAGATCCACGTCGCCGCTGACGAAGAGACTGACGACTTCCTCGACAATGTTGCAGAGCAGGTAGAGATCTTGATCTCCCGCTTCAACTGGGAGGATCAGAACATGGGGTTTGGCCTGGGCGGCTCACGCATGAACCTTGTTGAAGCTGGTTCGCAAATCAACGGGGCTTTGTCGATCACCTTCCCCATGACCTACTATTCGGCACTCCCGGACGCCGGCAAGTCTGACGCTCTGGACGACTTCAAGACAGCAGCCAATACCTTTCAGATCGGCACAGCAACCAATGAACAGACGGTGGAAATTCCATGACCCAGACAGTACGCATTAAGCCGGCGGGCGTGCTCTACGTCCGCCACCCGGACAACGGCCACCGCCACCTTGCAGCGGAAGGCGAGGACGTCGTCATGTCCGCATGGTGGCACCGCCGCTTGGCTGACAAAGAAATCGAAATCGTCGAACCGGTTCAGGTGGACTCCACCAAACCACAAACCAAGGAGTCCAAATAAATGGCCATCTCTTTTGACCGGGTGCCGGCAAACCTTCGGGTGCCTGGTGTCTATGCAGAGATCAGCAACACCAACGCGCTCAGCGGCGCACAGCGCTTGGTGTACCGTCGCCTCATCATTGCCACCATGCTTGCCTCCGGCTCGGCTGTGGCGGGGGTCCCAGTCCAGTGCCTGAGCGAACCAGCTGCTGCTGGTCTGTTCGGCGCCGGCTCCGTTGCCCATGGCATGGTCGCTGCTGCGATTGCCAACGACCCATTCACCGATCTGTTTGTGCTGCCGATGGCTGATCCAGTCGCTGGCGTGCAAGCCACTTCGACGCTGACCATTACCGGCAGCGCTACCGCGGCGGGGACTCTGTCGCTCTACGTGGCCGGCCGTCTGGTCCAGGTCGCCATTGCTTCGGCCGACACGCCGACTCTGGCAGCCGGTAAGGTGGTAACAGCCATCACCGCAGCCGTGGGCCTTCCTGTCACCGCAGCCAACACCGCAGGCGTCGTCACCTTCACTGCGCGCAACAAGGGCGCCACCGGCAACGACTTGGAAGTCCGAGCCAACTACAACGGCGAGCCTACTCCGGCCGGTCTGACCTTGGCCTTCACCGACTTCGCTGGCGGCACCGGAAACCCTGACATCACCGCCGCCCTTGCTGCATTGGGTGACGCCTGGTTCCAGGCATGGGCTACCGCCTACACCGACACCACCAACCTGGTCGCGATCGAGACGGACCAATACAACCGTTGGGGTCCGCTGCGCGAATCGGAAGGCCATGTATTCGGCGCTGTCCGTGGCACCTACTCGGCGGTTGCTGCAATCGGTTTGGCCCGCAACAGCGAACACCTTACGCTGGTCCAGAGCATCAAGGAGCCGACCCCCGCTTACGAGAAGGCTGCGGAAACGATGGCCATCTACGCGCAAGCCGTGGCCAACGACCCTGCTCGTCCGGTGCAGAACCTGTCCTACCTGTGGTCCAAGCCTGCGGCTGAAGCTGTCCGCCTGACGATCACCGAGCGCAACGTCCTGCTGTTCGACGGCATCGCTACCACCAAGGTTTCTGCCGGCGGCGTGATGCAGGCCGAGCGTCTGATCACCACCTACAAGACCAACCCAGCCGGCGGCGCTGACGTCTCCTTCCTCGACAGCGAGACCCAGGCTACGTTGCTGTATCTGCGTCACGACCTGAAGGACCGCATCCTCCGCAAGTTCCCACGCAGCAAGCTGGCCGATGATGACAACCGCTTTGGCCCAGGCCAGGACATCGTAACTCCGAAGTCCTTCAAGGCTGAGCTGGTGGCCTGGGCGATGGAGATGAACGAGATCGGCATCATCGAGAACATCGATTCCTTCAAGGCGCTGACTTTCAGCGAGCGCGATGTCAGCGACCGCAACCGCCTGAACAACCTGGTCGTTCCTGACCTGGTCAACCAGCTGCGGATCGTCGCAAACAAAATCCAATTCATTCTGTAAGGGGCGGCAGCCATGGCAGGTAACAGAGTTCGGGGCGGCTTGCTCGCCTTCAAAATCGACGGGGTCTCTTATGCCGCTGTCGGTAACTTCACGTACAACGCGGGTGCTCCGCTGCGTACTGCGCTCATTGGGGCCACCGGGGTTGACGGGTACAGTGAAGCGCCGCAGGCAGCGTTCATTGCTGGCGAGGTGCGTGACGGTTTCGACATCGACACCGAGGCGCTGGTCTCGGCGACTGATGTGACCGCATCGCTTGAACTGGCCAACGGCAAAACCTTCGTCCTGGCCAATGGCTGGTTCGAAGGCGAGGGCACCGGCAACACCCAGGAAGGCAACTTTGCCGTTCGATTCTCCAGCGACAAACGAGGCACTTTCGTATGACCGATAAGGCAGCAGTAACCATCACCCTCGAGTACCCGCTCGAGTTCGCCGACGAAGAGATCGTAGAGATCAAACTTCGCCGCGCGACTGGCAAGGATCTGAAGCTTTCGATGAAGGGCGCCAACCAGGTGCAAGACTCAATCGCCCTGGCTGTTCGTCTGTCCGGTCAGCTCCCTGCGGTTTTCGACATCATGGATGCATCCGACTTAACGGCGGTACTCGATGAAGTGGGAAACTTATTGAAGAGTGGCCAGAAGACTGGCTGACCGGTATGACGTTGTTGCTTGGGGCGGTGCGAGTCGCCCCGAGCGAACTCGACGCCATGGACGCGGACGACTTCGCTTTCTGGCTTGAACGTGCGAAGGAGTGGGGAAGATGGCAGCAGCAGGCGCAGGAGGATCCTTTCCTTTAAGCGTAGTGATCTCGGTGGTCGATAAGATCACCGCGCCACTGAAGGGGATCACATCAGCAATTGGCCGCGTTGGCGGATCACTAAAAGGCCTGGGCGATCGCTCGGGCTTTTCCGTTTTGACCAATGCATTCGGCAAAGTAGGATCGGCAGCCGCCGGCCTGGGCAAGACTGTCTGGGGAATTGGCAAAGCCTTTGCGGGGTTGGCGGCGTCCATGGGCCTGAGTGCTGGCGCGGCGTATGCCGCTGCCCAGTCCTATGCCGACGCCACAGGCGCGATCGGGGACTTGGCCAACCGGACCGGGGCATCGCGCGAGAAAATCCAGGAATGGGGCTACGCTGCGCAGCTCAGCGGGTCGTCTGCCGAAGCTCTGGGCGGCGCCCTGCAGAAGATGAACATCACCATTGGCAACGCAAAAAGCGGTTCGAAGGAGCTGAAGGAGATGTTCAAGGGGCTCGACATCTCGTTCAAGAACGCTAACGGCAGCGCCAAAAGCACCGATGAAATCTTTGAGACTGTCGTGAATCGAATCTCGCGCATCAAGGACCCGGCGCTCCAGGCGAAGGCCGCTGTCACTATCTTCGGCAAGTCAGCAACCGAGCTTCTTCCGATGCTTCAGGGCGGGACCAAGGGTCTTGCTGAGATGTCGGCAGAGGCCAGACGCCTAGGGATAGTGATCGACGAGAGCGGCGTTAAAGCTGGCGAAGAGTTCGGCGACGTCCTCGATCGCATGAAGGCCTCATTCCGTGGCGTCGGCAACACCATAGGCGCGGCTCTGGTCCCGGAGCTGTCCAACCTTGCGACACAGCTCACCGAGACCATCGTCAAGAACTTGCCGAAGATCAAAGAGTTTGCGCAGGAGTTCGCCAAGAACCTTCCCGGCTACATAGAAACCGCAAAAAACAAAGTCGTCGAGCTCTGGGAAAAACTGAAGCCGTTCGGCGATAGGCTGCTGTGGCTCTCCGACAACATCGGTATTTTCAAGACGGCAGCCATTGTCCTTTCTGTCGTGATCGGGGTTCAGCTGGTGAGCAGCATCGTCACGCTGGCTGCAGCGTTCACGACGCTCGGCGGTGCTATCGCCCTCACGCCAATCGGTTGGTTCCTTATCGGGGCGGCAGCGATCGCCGGCGCGGCCTTGCTGATCTACAAAAACTGGGATCAGTTCGCATCCTTCTTCACTGACAAGTTCGACAAGGTGAGATCGGCTTTCAAGGACGGGTTCATCAAGGGGATTTGGAACGCGTGGAAGGAGTTCAACCCGGTCACGATGATCATCGAATCAATCAACGGTCTGGTGAAATTCATCACCGGCGTGGACATTGGCGGAATGATCACGTCGAAAGTGTCCGGCCTGCTCCCTGGCGGTGGCGGTGAATCCGATCCTTCGAGCGTCAACCAGCCGCTGGCCCCAGACCAGAACTACACAGCCGTTCCGGAAGGCGGGCCAATCGCCGCCGGCTTGGCAACCGCGAAGGCAGCGATCACGTTAGACTTTAAAAACTTGCCACCGGGTGTGAGCGTCGAGACCAAGGCAACAAGCGGCGCGAACATCAAGACCAATCAGGGATACTCGATGATGCCAATCCAATGAGCTGGATCGACAGGCTGTTACCGGCCTCCTTCCGCGGTGTTCCCTTCTTCGTCGAGACAAGTGACGCTGAGTTCGGTCGCCGCCAAGTTACGCACACCGCCGCGCTGGTTGACGTGCCGACGCTCGAGGACCTTGGGCGGGCGGCCGACATCTTCCAGATTGAGGGCTACCTCGTCGGCGATGACTATGACCTGGTGCAGGCTGACCTGATCAAGGCCATCCGCGATACGCCAGGCGAAGGCCGGCTTGTCCATCCTCGATACGGCGAAAAGTCTGTCGGGGCGTCGGGCTTCAGGATCCGGCACGACAACAAGGAAGGTCGCGTCTGCCGCTTCACAGTCACGTTCGGGGAGGCCGGAGAGCTCAGCCAGCCAACCGAATCAACCGATGGGCCGAACGTTCTGGCGGGCCGCGCGGAAGCCATCAGCGAAGTGGCAGAAGAGAGCTTTGTCGATCGGTTCACTGCGAACGGTTTTCCTCAGTACGTGCGGGACAGTGCGACGACGACCCTTACCAGCCTTGGCGATTACTTGGCAGCGCCTGCATCGTTCGTCACCGAAACGTACTCTGACGCCTCGGGAGTGTTCACCCGGGTAAACGGATACGCCGCCGGCGCCATCGACTTCGTGAGCGACAACGTCGCTGAATACAGCCAACTCGTCGGTGGGTTTCTCGGCGATATCGACGATCTGATCAGTTCACCAAGCGACCTTGGGTCGAGGATCACCAGGATCATTCGAGGGGTTCGAAGCACTTTCGGGCTGAGCTCTGGCTCAATCCTGTCCGGCATCCTTGCGCTGTTCCCTCGGTCATCGAGCTCGAGCTCTCCTTACACCGCCGGCACGCCGCCGAATCAGGTGCCGACGCCACCGCCTACGCCCGTCCCAGTAACCGCGAGCAGGGCGCAGGTAGCCACCAACCAAGATGCAATCACCCAGCTTGTTCGGCAGACCGTTGCCGCAGAGCTAGGGGTCGTCGCTGTCAGCCAGACATACGAGACGCTGGATGACGCCATTGACGTGCGCGAGGTGGTCGCCCAGACCATCGACATGGAAGCAGAGGTAGCGAAGAGTGACGAGGTCTATGAGCAGCTGGTGCTCGAGCGCGCCGAGGTGATCCAGAACCTTCCGGCCCCAGACCAGTCGGCCGCTCGGGTGGTGCCCTACGAAACTCCTGCCGTCCAGCCTGCGCTGGTCATCGCCCAGAAGCTTTACGACGACGCGTCCAGAGAGTCGCAGATCATCGCCCGCAACCCAATCCGGCACCCTGGCTTTGTCCAAGGTGGCCAAACTCTGCAGGTTCTGAGCGATGGCTGAACAAGTAGCACTGCTAATAAACGGCAAGCAGTACAAGGGCTGGTCTGAGATCTCCCTCAATACTGCAATGGACGCGCTCGCGGGCGCATTCTCCATATCCCTGACTGAGCGCTGGGCCGGCGATGGCCGGACCCCTTCGCAAATTGAGAACTGGCCAATCCTGAACGGCGATGTCTGCCAGGTGACCATTGACGGCGAGACCATCATCGACGGCTATGTCGACCAGTTCCGCCCATCGTTCTCGCCAACTGATCACACGATAGAGATTCAGGGCCGGGATAAGACCTGCGACCTGATCGATTGCTCAGCCTTCCATCAGCCTGACCAGTGGAAGAACCTGGACCTGCTGCAGATCGCCACGATTCTGTGCGCTCCGTTCGGGATCAAGGTTTATACCGAGGTTGATGTCGGCCCGCGCTTCGACGTGATCAAGCTGCAGCAGGGCGAGACGGTGTTTGCCGCGCTAGATCGTCTTGCCAGATTCCGTAAGGTCCTGCTTTCCCCAGGCGTCGCTGGCAGCCTCCTGATCACGCAGGCTGGACGCAACCGTGCAACCGTCAGACTTCAGCAGGGCGTCAACATAAAGAGCGCTGGCGGCGTGCTGGACACATCGCAGCGCTACAGCAACTACATCGTCAAGGGTCAGAACGTTTCCTCGAAGACGAGCGACGGCGAACTCGAGGCGCACGCCGAGGCCCGCGTCACTGACTCTGCCGTTACTAGATACAGGCCCTTGGTGATCATGGCCGAGACCGGCGCCACCAACGGCAGCGCCGCGGACCGTGCGACCTGGGAGGCCAACGTCAGGCTCGGCCGTTCTGCCTCGGCAACGGTGACAGTGCGCGGCTGGCGGCAGGGGCTCACTGGGAAACTCTGGAAACCAAACCTCCTGGTCGGCATCACCTCGCCATTCCTGCGAATGGATGGTGACATGCTGATTCGTCAAGTAACCTACAAGCGATCCGGCAGTTCAGGCACCGAGGCCGAGCTTTCAATCGTCAGCCCTCAAGCGTTCAGCCCAGAACCGCCGGACAAGAAAAAAGAGAAGCGCGCCAAAAATGGCGGGCGAAACATTTGGCGGGAGGCATTGGGCGATGACGAGCCGAGCACTTAACATGTTGGCCAAGGCCGTGACACGCATGATCGTGGACACTCTCGGCCGGCAGACCGCCCAGGTTGAAGTGACGAAGGGCGAGGTCATCGACGATATGGAGCGTATGCAGGACTACGGTCTCAGCAGCAATCCACCAGTTGCCGGCACTGATGCGCTGGTGGCCTTCCTTGGTGGCAGCCGCGAGCAGGGCGTTATCATCCGAATGGAGAACCGGGGCTTCAGGCTCAAGGCTCTTGAGCCTGGCGAGGTTGCGCTCTATGACGACCTGGGCAATGTTTTCAAGCTTGGGCGTGAAGCGGTCGATCTGGTTGCAGTGACCAAGGCGACGGTATCCGGCCCAGATGTTGAAGTGATGGCGACGGCTTCGGCCAAGGTTCAGGTCGGTGCTTCCTCGATCACCGTAACGCCTGGCGCTATCGCGCTCGTTTCCACAGTCCTCACCCACAACGGCAAGAACATCGGTGCAACCCACTACCATGTCGGCAGCCCAAGCACGGCGGTGCCCGTATGAGTGACTATGGCCTGTTCATTGTCGATGACCGCATAGACATGCTGCTCGTCCCGAGCGACATAGCAGGCGATGACGGGCTAGAAACCTCGGTAATCATCAGCCTGTTCAGCGATGCCCGTGCAACTCCAGACATGTTCGAAGCCATCGACAATGACGGTGACCTGCGAGGGTTCTGGGGCGACGTGACAAGCCCTGACGATTCGACTGGCTCGCTGCTCTGGACGATGAAGCGATCGAAGCAACTGACCAGAACGCTGGCCCTTGCCAGGGGCTATTGTCAGACCGCTCTGAAATGGCTGATTGATGACAAGGTCGCCGACCGCGTCGATGTCAGGACCAGCTATCTGGCGCCAGCTTCCGGCGTGATGATCATCGAGGTCGACGTCTACCGTCCAGGATCCGCCAACCCCGTTCAGTACCGCTACGGCTACGAGTGGTCCGCCCAATTACTCAAGGTAAATATCTGATGCCATTCGCACGCCCAACGCTTGAAGAACTGATCAACCGGGTGGCCACGGACATTGCCAGCAGGTTGCCGGGCATGTCCTACTCGCTGCTGCGGAGAAGTCTGGCCGGCGCGCTTGCTCGAGCAGAGGCCGGCGCAGTCCACTCGCTCTATGGCTACCTGGACTTCATCGCTCGGCAAGCCCTGCCGGATACCGCTGAGGATGAATTCCTTCTGCGCTGGGTTGCCATCTGGCTGCCAGAAGGGCGAAAGCCCGCGACGTTCGCCAGCGGCACGGACGCCGTTCAGGTTACTGGCACGGTTGGCACGGTTGTCCCTGAAGACACTTTGTTTGTCCGCGCTGATGGCCAGCAGTACAAGACCACATCGCTCGTTACCCTGTCTGGTGCCACCGCGCTGACCAGCGTTATCGCGATCACTGCCGGGGCGCTCGGCAACTCCGGTGATGGTGTTGGCCTAACTCTGATGCAGCCCGTCACCGGCCTGTCCAGCGCTGCCATCGTCGTTACCCCAGGCGTCACCGGAGGCAATGACCAAGAAACTCTTGAGGCTCTGCAGGCCCGTCTGATCCGCCGCATCCAGCAGCCGCCACAAGGCGGCAGCGCCTCAGACTATGAGACTTGGGCGCTCGAGGTCCCAGGCGTTACTCGGGCCTGGGTGAAGCCGCTCTACCTTGGGGCTGGAACCGTTGCAGTATTCATTGCCAATGACAACGCGGTGACCGCTCCAATTCCTGACGCCGGTACGGTGACTGCTGCACAAGCCTACATCGAAGGCAAGGCGCCGGTGACGGCTGACGTTTCCGTGTTCGCTCCGACCGTCCTTCTAGTGCCGGTATCTGCCAAGCTTTCTCCGAATACGTCGGCAACGCAGGCGGCGGCTGCCGCCGAGATCGACGACCTGTTCCAGCGTGAAGCCGAGCCAGGCGGGACCATACATCTCAGCAAGATACGGGAAGCGGTCAGCGTGGCCAGCGGTATCGTGGATAGCCAGGTTACTGCACCGGTTGCCGATGTGGTTGCTGGGGCTGGCCAGATCCCCGTGCCGGGCACCCTCACATGGAGTCCTTTCTGATGGCTCACTCGGTCGAGGAATACGCCTCCCTACTGAAGAACCTGCTGCCGCCTGGTGTCGCCTTCCCTCGCGAGCCAGGCACAAATATCGAGCAGGTCCTGCTTGGTTGTGCTGTCGAACTGTCCCGCCTGGAAAGTCGCGCGGATGCATTGGCGATAGATGTCAATCCGCTAGATACAAACGAACTCCTTACCGATTGGGAGAGGGCTGCCGGCCTTCCTGACAAGTGCTCCGGCGAGATTGAGTCGACAGTCCAGGGACGCCGCGCCGCGCTAATCGCTAAGCTCACATCCACGGGAGGACAGTCAGAGGCCTACTTCATTGAGGTCGCCGCCGCACTCGGGTACACGATCACGATCACCACGTTCAATCCTTTCCAAGTTGGTCTATCAGCTGTCGGTGACGCGCTAACCAACGGAGCATGGCAATATGCTTGGCAGATCAACGCGCCGGAGACCACCATCGTCTCCTTTAGGGTTGGCCTATCAGCGGTCGGTGAGGCTCTCAGAACTTGGGGCAACGAAATACTAGAGTGCAAAATTCGACAGTTGGCGCCGGCTCACACGGTGCCGATCTTCTCTTACGGAGCTTAAAACATGCATCGCATTGACGGCCCTACAGCGGCACCCGGCGGACTGTTCACGGAAGGCGACCCTGTCGGTGGAGTTCCGGCCACCATCGTTTCTGATGATTGGATGAACGACGTTCAAGAAAACATAATCGCGGTTCTTACGGCTGCCGGTATAGCTCCAGTGAAAGGAACATACACTCAGCTGCTTGACGCTTTGCTTGGTCGGCTTGTTGGGCCGCCACAGATTTTTACCGCTAGCGGAACATTTACCCCAACCGCCGGCGCCAAGATTTTTATCGTCGAGGTTCAGGGCGGTGGCGGTGGCGGCGCAGGATGCCCGGCTACGGCAGCTGCCCAAGTGTCTGCAGGTGGTGGCGGAGCTTCTGGCAGCTACGGCAAAGGACGTTTTACGATTGCGGACATCGGTGCCAGCAAGGCGGTTACGATCGGCGCAGGCGGCGCAGGCGGTGTCGGTGGCGCTGATGGAAGCCCTGGTGGTGCGACTTCGTTTGGCGCCCTTATGAGCGCAGACGGGGGGCTTGGTGGTTTTACAATTGCTGCAGCCGCAAGCGGATCTGCTTTTATCGCCTACGGTGGACCACCAGGAAACCCAGCTACCGGCGGCAGCATTATCAATACCTGCGGAATTACCGGCGGGTTTGGTTACAACGCTCTCGGTGCGCGTGGCGGCAATGGCGCCGGTTCACCTATGGCCAACGGCGGCGGCGGGGCAAAGTCTTCGCTTATCTCTGATGCGGTTGGGTACGCAGCAACGTCGCCTGGTGCAGGTGGAGGCGCCCCAGTAAACGGCGCAAGCACCGCAGCCAAAAATGGCGGCGCTGGTCTTGCGGGTAAAGTCATTGTTTGGGAGCTCTCTTGATGAAGACCTACGCTCGTATTCTGCCAACTGGCATTGTTATTGGTGTCTATGTTCCTACCGAATTCGACGGTGTGCTTAAGCCGGTAGAAGAACTATTCACCCCTGAGTTCGTTTCAGAGCTAACGGATGTTACCGGCTGCGATCCTTTGCCTGTGGTTGGCTTGCTGGGCACCGAAGGGAATGGCGGGTGGTCCTTTGCAGAGCCTGTAGCGCCGCAGCCAACGGATGAAGAGCTGCGGGCCGCCGCCATTGCGAAGCGTGACGTTCTTCTACACGCTGCGAACGAGGCAACCGTAGGTATGGCAGACGCATATATCGCAGAGCTGCTTGAGCCAGAAGATGCAATTATGTTCAAGGCGTATGCCGCTTATAAATACGCACTTAATAAGATCACTTCCCAAGCCGAGTTTCCGCTATCGATAACGTGGCCGGTGCTCCCATCATGATTACCAGTCTTGACTATCTTGACCCGACTTCGACCGAAGACCAGACCGAAGGGTTTCAGGCGTTCCTATTGGCTGCTGCTGGCAAGGAGGCGGAAGTACTCCCCGGGATCTACTTCACCACAGCAAACGAGATTTTTAGCGACACTGAGCTTTGGATGAGGGGAGCAACTTTCAAAGCTCACGCAAACCTGGCGGCGAACCAGGCAATGTTGGTCAATGCGGTTAAGTCCGGATCGGTAAACCAGTACTACGACAAAAACATTATTCTTCACCATGCAACCTTTGATGGCTCCAACTTGCCGTCCCGCACCAACTCATTGCTTGGTTTCTTGAAGTGCAAAGGGGTTCGCCTGTTCGCTCCTGAGATTTGCAACAACAGCTACCAAGGGATCTCCATTGGCGGGAGCTACGACACCAGGGTAATTGATGCGGACATGCATCACCTCGGGCGCCCCGAAGTAACCACTGAGGGCGGCCCTGCGGTATGGGTCGGCAAGACTGGGGATAACTCGCCGAGTGTGCTAACCAAGATTAAGGATTCCAGCTTCCGCGATCTTGAGTGGTCGGCAGCCTACATCACCGGCGTGAACTCGCGCTTCATAGGAAACGATATACAGCGTGTCAAAGAATCGGCCGTGTTCGGCAACGTTGACGGCCTTCACTACCTCGACAACATAACCCGTTACGTCGACCGGAAGAACATATCTGCTTCAGGCGTAGAGCTTGGCGGCAATGACATCATCGTTGCAGACAGTACGATCGAGTATGTGGGAAACAATGCGATAGACCTGAGCGACACCTATCAGGTGGACATCAGCGGCATACACGCCAGGGAGTGCGGCACAGAGCCTTCTCGATACCCACAGGCGTCAGTGGTCAGCATTCGCACAGCCGCGCTAACCTACGTCCAGGCCACCGCAATAACCGTCAGCGGGTGCAACTCGCGCAACGTTTCGAACAACCTCTACGCCTTCGTTACGGTTGGCGGCCCTGGCGTAGCAGCCACTAATATCAGAGTGTCTGACGATAACAATGCGCTGGGCAATATCTACAAAAGCGGTAAGGCGGTGAATTTCGCAGCCGGGAAGCAAGGAGCGAATTGCTACATTGCATCAGGATTGTGATTAAACTGCCGCATAACATCGAATGATAAGCAAGGAATCCGGACGATGAACGAACCCAGCATCTCCGCAATGACAACCTACCTCGGCTGGGTATTCGTTTCGGTGCTTCAAGGTCTACACCCTGGCGCCGCCTGCGGGGCTGCGTTTGGGTGCTTCTTTTTCCTGGCCTTTCCTGACCCGGATAAGCGCCCAGTAATGCGAAAGCTCGCGCTGCTGGCATTCTCCTGGGGGGTCGGCTATTCGCTTGGCACGGCGGCGGCGGGGTCTTTAACCTGGTCGAGCTTTGCAATGTTCGTGGCCGTGTCTTCTTCGGCGCTCGCTGCAACCATCTTCGGCGTTATCAACCTGATGGTCCGGAACGATGGCCCATTGCCTAAGTGGCTTGCAACCATACTCGATCGGGTGCCCTTCCTTAAATCGAGGAACTCCGATGAACCTAAATGACTGGACCCTGTATGGCGAGGTTATTCTAGGGGCTCGCCTGACCCTGCATCTTGTGACGATCTGGTCCATCGTCGCTTACACAAGCGCTCACCGCTCACGCCTGATGCCAACCATCTTGGCCATCATCATTGGTGGCTGCTCTGCTGCGGCAGCGTTCCAGGTTGTGACCGAATGGCGACACCTGATATTCACAACCCAGCCCTGGGTCATGGGGCTGGTCTTCTCGCTGGCAGTTATCTGCATCTGCAGTAAGGGCAACATGGCCAGACCTCTCCGCTTCTTCTACAGGTGACAACGATGGACGCAAAGACCCTCGCCTCAGCAATGAATATCCCAATGGTCCGCGCTGAGAAGTGGGCGTCTTCCGTCACTTCGGGGATGACTGCCGGGAAGATCGTGACTCGCCTATGTGTTGCTGCCTTCCTGGCCCAGATCGGCCATGAGAGTGGGAGCTTGGTTTACACGAAAGAACTCGGCGGCCCTACTTACTTCGCCAGATACGAAGGACGGGAAGACCTCGGCAACACCAAGGAAGGCGATGGCGCAAAGTTCTGCGGGCGCGGCCTGATCCAAGTGACAGGCCGCGACAACTACCGGAAGTGCAGCCTGGCCCTGTTCGGTGATGACCGATTGCTCTCGACGCCTGAGCTGCTTGAACAACCAGAGTGGGCTGTCCGGTCGGCGGTGTGGTACTGGACCAAGCACAACCTGAATGCGCTGGCCGAGGCTGATCGATTCACCGATCTGACCCGCGCTATCAACGGCGGCACCAACGGGCTGGCCGACAGGAAGGAACGCTACAAGCTCGCGCTGTCGGTGCTGAAATGATTCTAGACCTGAAGACAACCCTGTTGGCCGGTGGCGCTGCATTGGCTATCGGCCTTTCTGTCGGCGGCTTCGGCGCATGGGCGGCCAGAGGCTGGCAGGCAGAACGGGATCTATCCGACCTACGCTCAACCTACGACCGCGCCTATGCTGCCTCCAGCGAGCAGGCAAGGGTCAAGGAATCCGAACTCCAATCCATCGCCGACGACCTCCGCGCACGGGTGCCAGATGAAGACCTTCAAACTGATAATGATCGCGCTGCCGCTGATGCTTCTGCTGACGGCCTGCGCATCGCCGCCGGTGTGTACGCCGATTCAGCCGGTTGCGATCCCGCCGCTGAACAGCGAGGCAAGGCAGCTACCTCGGCCGCCGGTCTGCTCTCCGACCTGCTTGCAGAATGCAGCGCAACAAAATCAGCAGTGGCGGCAGCGGCTGACGAATCCTACAAGCGCGCCCTCCGGTGTGAAAGCCAGTACGACCACACCCGTGACGCCTTGAAAAACTCAAATGCACTACAGGGCGGTAGCCAGAAATGAACAACCACACACGGGGCGCCTCGTTCAGCAAGGTCATCACGATCCCTCGATCTATCCCAGACGGATACTTTGTCGGCTGGGTCCCGACCTCGCAGATCCGGCATTACGTGGGGGTGCAGGACGTTGGCGAATTGATCGAAGATCTTTCGTGCACTTGGGCTGACCCCCTGACGACCAGAACCCTGTTCGTCCAGGCCATCGGCACAGACCTGTGGCCAATCACCCGCGCATGCTGGGACATCCTGTTCACGCGCACAGCGGACGACTTCAAGCGGAGTACAAACCTTACTGTGTTCGGCATCGTTGAAGGGGCCACCCAATGAGTGACGATAAGCTGGTCCTGCTGGTCAGAGATGCAACGCCGGCCATGCACCTTACTGATGCTTTGCCCGACGTAGTCACCATGGAAATGGCGGCCGTCATCAAGGGCGACAAAGGAGACGACGGGGATAGCATTTCAGAACATCCATCATTTGGCGATCTGCCGGCAACCGGCGAGACGAACCATATCTACCTGGTTGTAGAGCCTTACACGTCGCACGGCATAACTACGCAAGAATTCAGGTGGACAGGCTCGGAGTACGCTCCGGTGATGACATTCCCCGAGTCGACCGAGTGGGTTCCGGAAAGCCCGAACAACCTTTATTTCACTGCGCCGCGCGTAAGAAGTGTGCTGCTGACTGGCCTCGCTACCGTGACGGCGGCAGCCATATCTGCGACAGATAGCGTGCTCTCTGCATTCGAAAAACTACAGGCGCAGATTTTTGGCAAAGTCGAATCATCTGATCTAGCCAGCGAGGACGATCCGGATAAAGGTTCGGCGCTCGTTTCATACATTGCTAGATGGTCAAATGCCGTTGCACGTTTTCTCACGGACAAACTAGGGGAAAGGGTTTCCCCTTTTGACTTCGGCGCAAAAGGTAATGCCAACTACTGGAGCGGGCAATATTGGAATGGTACTGCATGGTTCGCTGATCCAGCCTTTACTATTCCAGCGGCTTGGTATGAGGATGCGGCATTCACTGTGCCTGCGATCAATGACGGCCCATATATAATGTTGGCGCTAGCCCACCTTGCCAGCATAAACGGTGGCACGCTAGATATGTGCGGGAGAAGGTTTCTAGCGCACGCGATCTCATTTCAAGACAAATACATAACGATCCGCAACGGCGTCATGGTGGAACCATCTGTTCTGGTCGGGCCTGACAATCAGGTTCCAGATGGTCCTACTGGCGGCATGCAGGACTGGCGGGACATGTTCACGAACTTTAAACGGGTTAGATTCGAATACCCATTTAAAGTTACTGAGTCTTCACCAAATAGGCGGTACGACCCTCGACCATCAGGAAACAATGCGCTCATCTTTCAAAGGTCAGCTCTGTGGACAGTTGAGGATTGCGATTTCATAAACTGCGATACGTGCATAAGCACTGTAGCCAAAGATGTTTTTCAGCACGTTCGTCAGTACACCATCATTCATAACAGGATTAACTACTGCAACTATGTATTCAAGGCCGGGTACGTCGAAGGCGGTACAAACCTCCTCCAACACGGCGACTGCAACGTATCAAACAACATGGCCATCCCGTGCCTGATAAAACATTACGATTTTGTCGGGCAGGATGGCGGGGTAGTAGAGGGAAATACCTGTTTCTTTCCTTCATTCCCATTTAGCTACTCGGTAAAAGAGCAAAACATCAGCCTAAGAAGATGCGCGCACATGATGATTTCGGCGAACAACTTATTCGAAGCCGGCACAGAAGGTATAAAGATTGATCAGTGCGGAAGAAACTCAGTAGCCGTCAATCAGATCATATGGCCCGGGCAGCGCCTAGAAAGTAGCGGCATCTATTATGTCAATGGCTCCCTGTCTTCTGATGAATTTATGCTCAGCACCATCGGCACCAACGTCATATGGGACGCCACCAAGTACGGCGTAGAATTTGGCCCAGGTTGCGGGCACGCGGCGGTCGGGACCAATATAATTCGGGGCAGCGGAACCACCACATTCTACAATGGGCCGCCGAAGGTTTTCCCAGTTGGTTACGCAATCTATGCGCCAAACACATCGAAGAAAGTTAATGCTACAGGGAACATATCGGACACCCCTTGCTGGCTAGCATCAGTAGGGGGATGGTTTGCGTCAAACATTGAATCTCCTGACGCCTCTGTTTCGTTTGCCCGCACGAAGTCATCGAAGCTCACGCTAACCTCAACAGCGGCTACTATCGATGTCACCCATTACGATACCGTAGCGTTACAACAACCAAGCGCTGTAAACATCCTGAACTTTGTTTTCACCGGTGATTTCGCCGGACTACCGTCTGACCAAATGGACCGCGAATTGACGCTTATTGCGTTTAACGGGAACAGCACGGTAGTGCATGGCGCGTTCGTCAAACTAAAGGGCGGCGTAAACCGTACTTTAACCACAGCAAACCCGACCATGAAACTTAGATACTTTGCGGGGATATGGTACGAGGTTTAAACTGGTTCTATAAAATAGGGTTATTGGCTTTCGCCTTAGAAGTGGTGCAAGCCCCCATTGCGGGGGCTTTTTGTTGCCTGGTGCTTAGCCCTTGCAGGTGCAAGGCAGTCTGCCCTGGTTGCAGTTGCAGAGTCTGATTGTGTTTTCAGGAATGGTCGGATCTTCAACTACCTTGAAGCCGGCGATGGTAGTTGATTGATTAAGCTCCTTGACCTTGTCGATCAGCGCGACCATACCTTCGTGAAATGCAGCGCGCTTGGTGTAGTGCTTGATGTCGCTATCGCGCAGGCCAGCGTCATCCGCGTAACCCTTCAGGTTGTATACGGCCTTGGCGTGGTACTCGCGAAGCTCGGACAGGTCAACCGATACCGGCGCGGGCTGCGAGGTGAATAGCGGCGTATTGCAGTAGTCCGTCTTCAGCGAGCTACCTGCAATGTTGCGTGGCAGGTTGTGCAGCATCGGATTGTTCGGCTGATCTTCCCGAGGTGACTTGCTGCACAGCAGAAGTTGCTGATCATTCGCCCACGCCACCGGCTCACCCTGCCCACCCTTCAGCCGCTCGATCTCGGCGCGACGTTCGAAGTCTAGATTGATCGCCCGGTTAAGCTTCGATTCAAGTTGGGCGATGGTGGCTTGCAGTTCGGCGAGTTCGGGCGGGGCGGTGTTTTTGAATCGGGTGAATTTATCCGGCTGTCCTTTCCTTAACTCAATACACCCAAGTAGGGTTTCTACCTTGCAGCCTTTCTTGATCGTTGTGTTTGGGGCAACCTTCACGTCACATGGCAGGATAGCCTGCTGGCGCTCGACGACAGGGGCGGCGATACCGTTACATGCGGTACAGGCATGCCCGGCGCCGTCGTATTCGATGCCCGTGCCGTTACAGGTCTTGCACGCTTCAATTTTACTGCTCATTCGCTTGCTCATTTCCGCGACACCCCTTCGTCCAAGCGCAGATCGCTACCGACTCGCTCTGAAACTTCGTTGAACTTTTCCGCAACAGCAAGGCCGAGATCGATACCAAATCTCGCAGCAAGAAGGTCGGCGTACGTGACGACATCGGCCAGTTCTTTTGCCAGCGCTGCTACGCGCTCTTCTGTCAGGCCGTCGCGATCAATCTTCTTGACTACGTTGCAAGCCTCGCCACACTCGCCAGCCATCGCGTTACCCCACCACGGGCCGTCTTTCGATTCCAGCGGGAAGAATGCCTCGTTGCAACGCTGTTCGCTGATTTTGCGGAGATCCTTGAATGACAGCTGCGAGCGCTTTGGCCCGTAACGCATATCCTGCTGACGCTGCTGGTCGTTCCAAATTGCGAGGTCTTCGCAGTCCGCCTCATAAAACGGTTCGCTGATGAACGTGCTGCCGCCCATGCATTGAGCCCCGTGCCAACCACCAGCGTGCCGGCCGATGAGTTTAGCGAGCGCCGTAGAACCGCCACCGTAACGCACGATGTCGCCCACTTTTGGATTGCTCATTGTTCTCATGATTAGCTTGCTCCCGATTCGGCGGGTTCATCAATCAATTCCGCCAACGCTTCGT